GGAAGGGGGGTAAATGTCTTCGGGCCGCGGACACTCGGGCGGCAAGTGTCTTCCGACGGCGAACACCACTTAAACGGGAAAGCGTCAATGACTAAACGGAGTAGTCGTCGCGGGCGCGGAGCGAATTTCGAACGAAAGTTCGATTAGCCACATCTAACTCAGCAATGAAGAAAATCCCTCAACCTGATAATAAGTTGAGGGATACAATGTTATTCTATTCAGAATGGCTCTGTATAACAAGCTTGAATAGATGCTCGCATAGTTCCGCTTGTAATTACGGTACCGCCTTGTTCGAATCTAAAATAGATAGCTCCGTCTCTAACATTTTGAATCTGACAGGAAATGCTCGGATTTGCCGCAAAGGCATTAATTGTTACACATGTTGGTTCCATTTTACAACCATGGTAAATCTGATTAATCCCATTAGAAGGAATTGTAAACTCATGATTAATATTAAAAAAGCATCCTTCCAAATGCGAATAATCATTTCCATGTGCAGTGGATACAATGGGGTGGTTTATATGTCCAGTAAATACATTTTTTGTTGCTTTTGGCTGAATAGTTATTGAAGTCTCTGCATTTATCTCTTGGATATCAAATGTATTTTGATATGCAGTATTTGTAAGATAAATACCGGAAACGTTAGTATCTACAATCCATTTAACAATATTATTGTTTCCGCTGAATTGAGAATAATATCCAGTATTAGATGTTTTTCTAATTTTAAAATTACAGATACATGAATCTGCAATAAATTGTAAAGGATTTCCAGACATTGAACCGGTCAAATTTACATTGAAAACGCAATCTTTTATAAGGTCACCATCTGTAATGGGAACATGTAACATGCCATCTTTTACGGTGTTGATTCCTGATAAATTGAATGTGCAATCAGAAATCTGCTGAAAATTATCATTGATGCCGACACCCATATAAAAAGCTGTGTTAGAACCATCATCAAGCACGTTAAAGGTACAATTGTAATAGTTTCCCCTTGTAATTAAAAATCCATAACCATTACTATTTTTTGTTTTTCCATCAAGTCGGATATTGTAAAAATCTCTGCTTGTTGTATTATTACCAAAAAACACAATAGCTCTAGCTGGCAGGTTTAACAAATTTGGAGTTTCTGAATGAATATTTGTCAACGTTAAATTGTAGCAATTTTGATTAAAGGCTTCGACTACAAAGCCATCATCCCCTTCAGAATAGCAATTAATATTATCACAAATAATATCATGGCAGTCAACCAAATGCATTCCATCCGCATTAGTCTCCGCACCCTGAATACTCCAAATATTAGCATACTGAGAATTAGATGTTTTTTCCACCCGTACACCCCAGCTTGCACTATTGATAGATTTTAAATAATCAATTGAAGACCAATCATTATCATAAAGCCAGATGTTAAATCCATCATTGTTAGATGCATTATAGTTACCATTAATTGTAAAATTACGCAAATGAATATTAGTTGTATGCTCAGTCCTGACAGTTGTAAAAACATCAGCATCGTCATTAGTATCTCCTGCTACAAAAATAACTCCTTCCATAGATTCTCCCAGAATAATAGTATTGCTGGGGAGCAGAATACAGTAATTTCGTGGACTTGAACCGCCGGAAATCTGTCCTTGTTTTGTAAGCTTATAGTGACCGTTCGGAATGTATAAACGTTTATTGTGAGACGATGCATAGTTAATAAAATTCTGAAAATTAACAGTATCGTCAGTAACGCCATCCCCCACACAAGCATCTAATGAATCATATGGGTATTTGATATTTATAATATCCAAAAGCATATTACTCTGTAAATTAGCCAGAATTCCTTCTTCTGTAATATACCGCATAATTTCATCCGGTATTTCATTCACAGCAGTAATAGTTTCATTTAATTTTGAAGTCATCTTGCACATGAGTGTATAATAATCCAATTCATCATTATACACCGCCGGCAACACTTTCTGACACCAAAATCTAAAAGGAGTAATAGTTGTGTTAGTACCATCCATAAAATATACCTCCTAGTATATCGTCATAAAAAGATCACGTAATTCATCGATAATCATTTTATCAATATTTATAATTGCATTACGATAATCTAAAATAAGTTCCGTGTAGCTTCGAGTTCCACTCAGTCCTTTTTTTGTTAAGATATGTGATTCCTTGTTTGTCGCCGAATCAGTAGTTTTATTAGTATTAGTATTATTGTTGTTAGTAGTACCATTTTGTAATACCGTTCCATAATCAACGCCTGCATAATTTGCCTGAGGAAGATCACTATTTAACAATTCAGATGTTTGATTTTCCGTCACAGTTCCTGTGCTTTCACGTGTAACGGAATTAGTGTCGTCCTTGTTGAATGTTTCTGTCCAGTCAACGTCATTGAGCATATCATATTCAATTGATACAGACTTATACATTTGATTATAAAATGGCATAATAAGATTAAGTCTTTCATTCAGAAACACCTTCCACATTTCTGGTGTTTCTGTGCAAATCTCTTTACGAAGATAATGCATAATAATCTTACGCTCTAATGTTGTCCTGTAATTTTCTTCCCAAATTGGAAAGTCGAAATTAAATATCTTAGGCAACGCTAAATCGATTTGTTGAATAACATTACTCCCGTTTATATCCTCATTCTGATTCAACAGCCGAATCAGATTGATTATTGATATCGTATAAGCCATTATCGTCACCTCTTTCCAATTCAGGCTTGAATGCTTTGTTTAAGGTTGTATTTAGATTACTGTTATATCCAACCTCAATGTTAGTTCCAAACATTCTGTTAATAGCAACAACTGCATCTCTTCGTGATTGTAACATTGTGTATCGTTGAGCTTCAACAAGTCCGACATTCCCGCCAACCTCATCAGCCACCATACGTTCTCTTTTGTCCTGATTTGAGTTCTCTACTCCAAGAAATGACATTGCTTCATTCCAAATATTGTGTTTAAGAATCTCTAGTTTATCAGAAACAAACGGAGCATCAGTTTTGATAGCTGTAATATCGTCCAGCTCCGTATAGTTATCCGTAAATATAAATGGCTGATTGCCATCATACTGCGCGTATAGATTAAGCATAGATAATCTCTGTTGCTCCGTGGCTTTAACCATGATAGGAAATTTCTGCCCACGTACATTTACATCGATAGCACGTTCGATTTCATAAAGTCGCCGAGCGAATAACTCAATAGTCAAACTCGTCGGATTATGTAAACGATTATTGAATATAAGTACAGAATCAGCAGAAGTAAGCTCACGGAAGTATCCATTGTTCGCAAATGCCCTCCTTTCGATCGGGATACGATAAACATCCAACTGTCCACCTATCGTACAACTCAATGCAAGATCACCAATAATAGGATCACGGAAATACACACAATATCCCATATTATATAGCATCAGCTCTAAAAAACGAGCATCAACCGTATCCGGCAAATTTTTCCACTCAAACATATTGAGCGCAATTTCTGTGAGTCGGTTAAAATAATCCAGATATGTACGGTTATTAAGATACTGCGCTTCCTCTTTATATTTTTTTCCTCGTCTTCCCATTGCTACTCCTATCTATTATTCCGTGTATAATCTCCGACATAATCTCCATGCCAGAACGTTATTCCATTATTATAGTTTTCTTTAATCCTCGCCATATCGTTAAATGGCACACTACCTACTATTTTAACGTCCATAGTTTTGACATAGTTCCAACTGGGTCTACCTGTAATATTGGGAACTTTTACACGGTTAGTCGCATATCCAAACATATCGAAAAATTCATCAATTCTCTGCGCAAATTCGTGGCGGATCGTCATATGCGAAAAAAAGAAATCCTTGATATAATCAGAGAAAACAGCAGAACTTACTGACTGTCCATGTGTCTGTCTTGGCTGTGCGGCATGGTCTTTCACTTTTGCCATACTCCCAGCGATACCCATTAATCCACCTGCGGCAACAGCTACATTTCCAGTAGCAACCCCACCAACAGCGGCCACGGCAGACGCCATCATTCCAACGTTCATCGAACTAGCGTTCTGTGCAAGCCACGCCTTATATGAATCCGCAAGAAAAGCACATTGAGGAAAACCATTAATCGCTAATTTTTCATTGTAATTAAATTCAACTCCCTTATAATATTTAGGATATAAAATTACCTCTGGATTAGCGGAAAATGAGCAAGCCATCTGAAAATCACAGTTTGGATTAGTCGGATCACCAAAATATTCATAATGATAAGATGCTGAATTTCCTTCATTATTTGTAACATAAAGAAAATTATATGGATATGTAAAAAGTTTTTGATTACGAGGTATATATTCATCAAGCGTATCAAAGTTTTTAACGGCGCCCACATAAAGCTCTCTGGCTTTTCCTGTTCCCATTTCCTGCACACAAGCTTCGGGGCACATAAAAATTGACACAACCTCGTCAATGTATCCAGCGGTTGACAGTGTATCCAAAAACGCATTAACGTTTAAAGTATCAGTAGCGTCAAAAACATTAAAATACAATCCGCTGTATATTCCTCCATATAATCCACCCCATTGTAACAACATATCTTCATATTTTCTGGGAGTAGCGACAACAATTTTCCAATTGCTTGTAAGTAAATTTGTTCCGTGAAAATCTTTCATAACATATTCCCCAAGTTCAAGATTTTCAGGAACCAAATTAGCTCCAATAGTATCCTCAGCAACATTGATATGTTCCCTCTGTACAAAAGAAGGCTTAACAGTGTAATCAAAATACCATGTTTGCATTACATCGATTTCAATTGATAATCTTGACATATTTACATTATCAAAATCTATCGCTGTAATAAATGCATAGAACCATTTATTAGAAAAGTTTGCATTTTGAAACATAATATAGTTACAATCAAACAACATATCAGCGTTTTTAGGAATCCGTATCTGGTTCTGCATTCGTACAGGCCCCAAGTTGGGGAAGGTAAATTTCGCCTTCCCCTTAAAATAAGATTCCTGAGCCGCAATGGATGTGAACGTGATTGTGTCCGAATAGGTATTATCTAACGGTACATTTTTACAAATGATAACCGTTGTTAATGGAGCTGTTGGTATAACGTTCACATTACACCTCCTTAAGCCTGCACAGTAATAGTAGCTGTTTCGGTTTTTGTATCGTCGTATACGGAAGTTGCTGTTACTGTAATAGTTGTTGCTGTTTCATCAGTAGCGATTTTTAACAATCCAGCCGGAGTAATTGTGGTGGAAGCAGATACATTACCTGTAATTGTCCAGACGACATTTTTGTTTACAAACCCCGTGCCAACAACAGCACTTGTAAGCTGTAATGTCTGTCCCTTAGCAACAGTCGCAGTATCCGGAGTCACGGTAACAGATACAACACTCTGCTCACCAGTAGCAATAGCAATCGCTGTCTGGTACGGGCTTGCAGAAAACGTTTTCCATGCATGATACCAGTAATTCCAGTACAAGCCTTCGCCGTTGTATTTCTCTGTCATATTATAAAAATTGTCGAAAATCATGAACCAGTCAACATCGACCAGAACCCCAGCCAGACTATTAAGAGTAGTTAACTCCTGCTGAGTAAATGGTACATACCAGTCGCTATTGCCAAATAATTCATTCAGCCGATTTGTATCATGGTTCGAAAAACTGTCAACAAGTACACGGTGACCCATGAATTCAGCCTTATCGATATTGAAAGCAGATGCAAGCACCTCAACGTCAATAATGGCATCAAACTGAGAATTGATTATCAAAAACTGATAATTTTTGTCCGTATAAGTAGGAACATGTGCGTAATTGTACTTATCGCTCATGAACGTAATTTCGTTAGAAATTCCCTTGATCGTCGACACGATAGTTTTTGCATTATCGCTTGTCATATCCGGGATAGACAACGGCTCAAGGTATCCGTCCAGAGCCATGCGGGCAATCATGTATTTCATCGTGATAAACTCGTCATAATTTGCCGCCGTATATAAGCTATCGATAATACGGCCAATCAAATCAATGATGCCCTGATAACCCAGAAATGCCTGTCTTAGCTGATCGTTGCTGACTGTAGTTTTATAAAATTTCTGATAATTCATCGTATGGAACGCGGCCCGCACGTCAGGGATTTCTCTCTTAAACTGCTGGGTTTCCGCCACCTCAGGGTCAAAATCATGAGGCTTCGCTAAATTAACAAACAGTTCCTCAACTGTTTCGCCATATTCAAGCAGTCCCTTCTTAAAAATTGCCCATGGATTTTCATACAGCCGGGAAGTGATAATCACACGTCCAATCCTGTTAACCAGATTGGATAAAAAGGCATTAGCATAAGGTTCATATGTAGTAATAATTTCACCGATTTTTCGTAAATTTGCTACGGTTCCATCGGCAACCGGAACCTGACTTGCATAAGTTCCACCGATTTCATTTCTGACAGCGTTTAAAATTGCCGCGCCGTTAGTAGGCATACTTGCTTTTGCGGGTATTGTAGGCATTTATTTTCTCCTTCCATTTTCATCTGCGCCCTCTGCGGAATACAGAAGGTCGTCAAAAGTTACATTTTCGTCTGAATCTTTCCGAACATCTTCTTCCTGCGCTCTCATTTCTGCGCCGCTTTCGCGTCCGAAAAATCTGTCAAGATATTGTCTTCTCAAATTCTCGTACCGACTTTTCCAGTCTTCCACAGGAGTGATCACCGTATCTCCATCCAGCGGATGCCCTTCTGCATCGGTTCGTCTCGTGTCGCTTCGCCCGTCCTCAGGCGAGCCGATGCGATCCGAGCCAGCACTACCGTCCCTAGCTTCGTCAACTTTTCCATCCTGTGCTCTTTCTGTCCAGTCATATTCATCTGCTTCACCGTCATAGGCTTCACCATATTTTCTCAGGATGCCCTCACGTTCATCGTATTCGTCACGGAGACGCTGTACATCACGTTCCATATCTTCTGTCAGGCCGCCAGTTTCCATAATACGACGCATAATTTTGTCAAAACCTGTTTTGCTTAATAATCTTGGCATGTTATCTCCTTTCATTTTTTAATTACAAAATCTTATTGTAAAAATATATAGGCATCTTTCTCCCCTGTCTGGGTGGAGGTGTATTGCCTGTTATATATTCGTACCAAAATTCGGACTGTTTTCCTCGAGCGTCTAAGTCAGGAGCTTTCGGACGCTCGTAATTTGCACAAAATGCCTGACCAAGATAATATGGAGATTTTGTAGACTCCTTAAATTGTGCAAATGTTTCTGGAAAACGAGTTGTTGGATAATACTGCAAATGATTTTCCAATTCAAATTCAAACCGGTCACACTGAGTATCACCGTTGGCATAGGGCAAACCTTCGGATTCGCACCATGCGATAAAATCTCTTGCGGGTGTCCACTGTACAAGACCAAAACCGCCGTCCATGTTTCCCTCTTTTAAATCCTGCCATATTCCCGGATTGATTGTGGATTCGGTCTGCATATTTCCTAGCATCCCGGAACATGCTTCGAGCGACCAGCCGCGGGAATGCAGATTGTATACAAGTTGTACGGCGTTGTTTTTTTGGTCATCCAGAGAAAGGTATGCGTTAGAGGTTATCCACGGCATCGGAAAGTTCCTGCAAGGTGTTTGGGTTGCGGAAAATTATCTTTATTTTTTTTATTTGTATCTGCTGTTACAATATAAAGTAATTTCATATTATCCCCCTATTTTATCAATTTTTTCACACAATTTTGTTAACGCAATTGTGTTATTTTCCAGAGCCGATGAAAGAGACTTCATTTCTTCCGCGTGTCTTTCGTTCAGCGAGCTAACCTCATCCCTCTGTTTGTCGTTGGTATATTTTACATAATATCCCATTGCTACGCAAGCCGCGATTGGAAATCCTACCTGAGTAATGATACTCACTATTTCGCTCATTTTCTAATATCCTTTCGTTTATTAGAGGTGGGGATAATGCGGGTGCAAGACCGCCAGTCTCAGATTTTACCCTGTGCATACAGACCTTTTATTATCCCCTTGCTCCTTACACTAATAATAGCACACAAACACTTGTTTGTATAGTGTCCGTGTGCTACTTAATTTTGTTTATTTCTGAACGAAATATAGATATACTATTTATAAATATCAACTGCCAGTATTTCAAAAATTACATTTTTTGCTTTCACATCATCAAACCGCAGGAAACCTGATTGGAAAGCTTCACGCAGATATTTCCACGGTTCGGAATTGTGATTAAGCATAATCGTATTTTGGTTATGGTCACCCGGCTTGAATGTTAAGATTCGTGGAAAGGATGGATCGGGCTTTCTGGAAACATATATCAAGCCTTCTTCGTAATATTCGCGGACTCCGTATTTTTCTGAACCGTGAACTATTGTGAACAAATATTTAGACTTTCCTGATGGTGACGAAATGAAAATTTCACTATCATACAGGTATATATTTTCAACGGAATATGACATATAATTGCTCTGATTTCCGTTGAAGGCTCTATAGATTGCTGAATTCTGGATTGCTTCTGATGCCGATTCGTTAAATCCTAGTTCTGCAATCCATCCCTTTCCACGTATAAAATGTGTGTTAGATTTTATACGTTTGTAAATTCCAAACTGTATGAAATAGGGATTCATTATTGATACACTGTTTGACAACATAAAAAGTTTGATATCCCGTGACTGACTGCCGCCACCTCGTCCGATTGTAAGATATAGAGATTGTAGTTTCTCTGGTTCCTTGTCAAGATATTTTCCATTTTCCGTTTGGAATTCGTCAAACAATGCATTTTCTACCTCCGCAAATAAGGGAGAGTATTTCTTCATGGCATCTGGATTGTTCAGGGATAGGGAGTATCCGAATGGTTCTCCGTCTAAAAAAAGCTGATAAAACAATCCCTTAGAATACGATTTTGAAATCATTTCTGTGCCTAAATCTGGATACAATTTTAACACATCTTCAAAAATCATGGATGCCGCTGATGTTTCATAATTGTGTCGATATATTAATACTGCCTGCGCTCCAGTATTTTTAAAATCTTCTAACATATATTTTAAGACCGCTGTTGTTTTCCCAGCCGATCTATTTGTGGTTATCAAAAATATAGAGGGTTCTCGCCCATCCAAATCTTTTTTAGACATTATTTCATCAAGGCTATAGTACATAGGTTCTCCTTTCTCAAAAAATGTTTCACGTGAAAGATACAAAGCCGGAATCAACTTAATGGATTCCGGCTTCAAGCAGGGTGGAGTTATTTGTGAATCTATCCCCGCCAATAGATTCTGTCATGTATCCCCATGTAACGACCTACATGACACCCATCTTTTTAAAGTAAGTCAATGTAGAGGAATTCTCTACCTTTCTGCGACTTTTTGGTCATAACCATAATAGCAACACCTTCCGCAATTTCATCTTCCGAATATGATGTAAAAATTGCGTCAATACCATCAAGGATGGTTGGAGAGATTGTGTTAAGGTATGCATCGGTTTTTTTATCGTGCAGTACAAGGACTACACGGTCATCATCTTTTTTCATCTTGATGAGTTCATCGATTACGATTTCCTCGCCTACATGGTCTTTAAGACCTTCTGTGCTGTTCAGGGCATTTACAATACTTTTTTTTGACTTTGTAATTGATTTTAAAATTTCCATGTTATTCTCCTTTTAGCGATTTGTTTTTACAAATTCTGCGTGTTCCATAAATGTTTCGATATCCATACTGTACAGAGCTTCCTCTACATAATCCAGTACAAGTTTCAGGCTGTCATTGACTTCATCCAAAGCATCCATGATTACAAGTCTTTCATCTTTCTGTGTGCTAATTTTGTTGGGAGTGCAAGTATGGCCAACAAGTACAGGAGCTACCGGCTCGGTAAAATCAAAAATGTTATAATGATAAGATACAGGTATGGTACGGGTAATTTTCTGTGACATATTTTGTCTCCTTTCGATTTGTGATAGATTTTGTTTACACTATTATCATACTACATATGTTCGAGTATGTCAATCTCTGCAAATTTACTTATTATCGAATATAAGATTCCAATATTCCATTGTAATTCCCAGAGTATATGTGGTATCTACTATACCGATATTTGATGCAGTTGTAAACGTACATCCGTTAACAGTTATTTTATGTATCGGTTCATCGTTGTAAAATGATGTTGTTCGGCCTACATTTTTATATGTTTTTCCAATGTTAAAATTCTCAATGGAACCTACTGCTTTTGCTCCTTTCTTTTTATCCATTCCTGATACTGTAATTTTAAATTTACCATTTTGTTCATAACAGTATTTTTTAGCTCCTAAAGTTTTAAACTTTGAATAACATATATCTCCTTTTCCTTCATCTTCCCAAATTCCTAAGTATACTTTTTTATTATTGTGTTCTATATAAGCGGGAATGTCTTGGGCTTCACACTGTTTTAGTATTTCTGTGTTTTTTATTTCAAAATCTTTACGATGATCTCCGATGTATTTTATGCTATCGGTATCCACATATACCAAGTCTGTCCCTACTATATCAATCATTTCCTGCAATCTTCTTCTGGCATGTGATGTGACGTACACTCCCCATTGATAAGATAAAAAATTATTTCTTGATTTGTAATATTGTTCCAAAGATTTTTCTAATTCTGGATGAACAATATTCCAACCATCTGTAAATAATATTTCATTATGCGCAATATCTGTTACCATCATACCATATGTAGAATTTATACGATTTTTTGATTTCATATATTCATACTCTTTACCATCAATTCCTTTTAATTTTGTTTTTGCTTCAAAAAAACTTTTTAAGGTTGTACGCAATTCTGATGGTAATTTTCCACGCTTTGCGGCTATTGCTTTATGAACGGTAAAACCTTCATAATTATATGTATTACGGATTATCTCTAAGTCGATTTCATTGATTGTTATCTCAATGAAATTAGATTGTAATACACGTCCATTATCATTTACCACATTAGATATTTTTGTACATTTTGAAATCGGTATATAAGGTACGACATTGTTTTGTTTTGCTATGATATTAAAAAATGATACCTTCATAATTACACAAAATTCATTGCAGTACTTTAATAATTTTTCCTGAGAATCTAATGTTATTTCCGAAAACTTTCCTATTGGAAAATAATCTAACATTATTGCAGCAGGATAAGATGATTGTATATCATGACTTCCTACATTTTCTAAAATCTTATTCACAAGAAATCTATTGGCATGTGTATTACCGCCACGAAAATTATCTTGCATCATCGTATACTCAGATGCATTCAATGCTGTTTTTTCAAATACTTTTCTGTTGTATTCCGTTTGCATATTATGCCTATATTCACGGCGCACAAACCCAGTATTAGTAAGAGGTATAGTGGCAAGAGTATCATGTTCCATGTATGATAGTATACATTCGCACAATCCACGAACATCATTATAACAATAACCTTTCTCCTTTTCTGTCATTTCGGTTTCTGGTGTGCGTAATTTTGTATAATCGTAATCGTCTCCGTCCATTTTATAGTGATAACATAATGACGAATTTTCGCAGAATTTTGACAAAGACATATTCGACAAAAAATAAGAGCATCTAAACTCTATACCATCTATTCCAACTTTTAATGGTTTTCTCTTATCCTTTGCGAAAAGTGATGTTATTTCCAGAAAATTATACATAAACTGGAATTCATATGCTAAATTATGAACATATATTATCAACTTTTTATTTTGATTTAATGATAATTCTGCACGAATCCTATTTATGAAATAGGTGAATTCTTCCCATGTTCGTCCAAAAACCACGTCTTCCACTATACATAATTGCCAATGATACATGTATCCATATGGAGCTGTCTTGTTAATTTTGCCCGGTTTCCAATCTGGTGGAATAATAGTATTCGCTTCAATATCAAATGCGCACGGTATATTCAATATTGTATTTTTTCTGACACGAACTGTTTCGCAATCAAATTGTTTTTTATATGGAAAATCTTTTACATTATAGACGCATTCTTTTTTTACTCCATGAATTGTTGGTACATCTATCCATTCCATATATAACTCCATTCTGTTTCACGTGAAACATTTATTTCAAAAGTGGCCCTGCTGTTGCCCTCAATTCTGCGACTTGTTCAAAAGTTAATTGACTATTTAAAAACATATCATACTGTGCTTGGATTTCCTGTGCTGTGTATCCTTCATCAGCCGCTAATGCAAAATCCTCTACTACTTGGTCAGAGTCTACATATTTAGATAGTGCTTTAAATTGCTGTGACGATAAAAAATCAAAAAAAGATTTTGGACTGGATATCTTAATTCCTTTGGCGCGAAATGTTTCTAGACGTTTACCTTCGGCAGTTTTTATACCTCGTAAAGTCGACGTTTTTGATGTTAAAAACTCTTCAAGCACAGCCAATTGTGTTTTAAGCTGTTGGTCTGTATATTTTTTCCCTGTGTAAAATCGTGTCCTCCCCTCACCTTGTAGCCAATACTGCGCTTTGGAAATTGCTCCATAGTTTATACCCTTTCTTTCCAGCGACGCAATTCTCTCATTAGCTCTTTTAGACAATGTACGTGCTACCGATTCTTTCTGGGATTTCGTCATCCCCTTTAATAAATCGAAATCAAAGTTACTAATTGCCATTATTTCGTTAACTCCTTTCTTAATTTGGTACTATTACTATTATAACATATGTATAATTTTTTTGCAATATAATAAAATAATTGTTGCTTTTTTTGTATGAGTGTTGTATAATAATATTGGAACTAATTATATCCACAAATACGGAAGGAGTTATAAAATGGATAACATCAAACAAATCGAAGAAAAAATTACTGAGGTAACTTTAAAGCTAGGTAAATTAAAAAATACCTACAGACAAACCTATGAAACACATGATGTAGTTGAGCCAGAATTAATGAACGAAATATCAAAAACAGATGAAGAATTATCTGCTCTGAAAGATTCACTCACTTTATTGTTAATTGATAAACAAATTGACGATTTGATGAATATCGCGTTAGAGCGTTATGAATTAAAAATCCGTCAATTTATTGGCGATACCGTATATCAAAATAAAATAGACTCTCTTGATGTTGATGAACTCCGTATAAGAGATTGGTTCAAAAGGAGGTGGATGAATGCTTAAATTTTCGGAATATGAAGAGCTTCTAAAGGACTGGGATCAAATACGGTCTGATGCAAAAAAAGTTATAGCGGTAATTGGACACGATATTCCACTTACTTTTCAAAAAACTAAATCGTCTAATACAAGTGCAATTAAGGAGGTGCAATAATGGATCATTCAAAAATTTGTGAAATGATAAAATATTATGGAAGTTTCGAAAAGTTTGATGCTGTCGAAAGTATATTTGCAGGACAATATATGGATGTGGTTCTTGCAATGTTTGAAACGTTTGAATTAGATGAGGGAGTAAACTATCTTTTCTCTGAAAGATATCATTTAGAAAATGAATATCTTAAAATTCAGGGAATGTTTAATAGAGACTTCCAGCCACGAAAAAATATCAGGATGGCATACATAGCCATGAAATTGCTGTGTGAGGATATACAAAAATTAATGTAGTATTTGCAAGAAAAGCCTTGACAACAGGGCTTTTCTTGTGTATAATGATATTAGAAACAAAACAACAGCAACACCAAATAAGGAGGAAGAATAATGACAACAGCGCAATTATTAGAAATCATTAAATCACAAAAAGAAATCTATACTACGGATTTTAATACATCAAAAACCGTAAATAACAATTTAGGAATTAAATTTTCATTACAGAAAATTGAAGTGTGTAATGAATTATTAAACAAATTAGTTCATACAGAAATGGAAACAAATGTATTTGAATTAAAAAATCTAATAGAAAAAGAATGGACATTACTACAATATATAAAAGAAAATTTTACTGAAGAACATCCGGCTGTGAGCATGATAAGATCAAGATGGGCTATGATGACAGATATAGAACTATTAATCACCGAAAGGAGTGAATAAATTTAAACATGATTGCTATCACAATCAGAAAAACAATAAATGAAATAAACGAATTCATTCACACTGAAAATATTATGTAACTTTATATTAACATTGTATCCCTCAACTAATCAACAGGTTGAGGGATTTTCTTCATTGCTGAGTTAGATGTGGCTAATCGAACTTTCGTTCGAAATTCGCTCCGCGCCCGCGACGACTACTCCGTTTAGTCATTGACGCTTTCCCGTTTAAGTGGTGTTCGCCGTCGGAAGACACTTGCCGCCCGAGTGTCCGCGGCCCGAAGACATTTACCCCCCTTCC